TTAACCCGCACGGCTGGCATTTACATTAGGTTGCAGCTCTTCCAGTTGTCTTCTCAAACTCCTTATTTCTTCCTTCAGGGCCTGATTTTCCGCCTTGAGCTCCATTTTGTCATTTTTTAGATTTTCTATAAAATCTCTCTGGGTTTTAATGAGCTCATCCCTGTCTGATCCAGTAGAGCCTGGCGGCTTCTCTAAATCTCCTTCTCCAGTTTCCAACCATCTCCTATTTATATCCGGGAATGTATTTACTATCGCATCTACAATTATAGGCTTTAACTCACCTTTTAGTTTGCCTATGGTACCGTTACCTAAGCCTAATAATCTTTCAGCCTTTCTGAACGAATAGCCTTTGTATTCAATATACTGTATGAGTCTATCAGATTGTGTAGAATTTTCTAAATCCATTTTAAAAATTTATAGGTTGAAAATCAAATAGTTGTGAGATTGTGTAGAAAAATCTATTAATATCAATTTGATATGTAGAATTTTCTACATTATATTTGTTTCAACAAATCAGTTCAACACAAATATAGAGTATCAAATGAAAGTCGAAGCAGATGAGTTAGTTTTTTTCAGGGAGAACGGGCCGCGAAACCTGGCCGCCCTGATTCATGAAACTACCGGAATTAACCGCAGCACCATAAACAATGAGCTAACCAGGATTAAATCAAATTATAATCCCAAAGTTATCGGTGAAGCAAGGCGGATAATTAAAGCCCTTAAAGGTATTGAGTACACATCCAGGGTTACCGCATAGATGCTATACGTAGACTGGATACAGGATGAAGAGGAGATGCCGGTTGAGAAGCCAGCAGCTAAACTGCCTTTACACAAGGATCCGGAATACCTGGCTGCATTAAAAAGAGCATTTATTGAACAGCATAATGCGAGGATAAGAAAACAAAAAGCCGGTAGTTACCAGCTACCGGCCCGGGCCAAAGCCCTTTAAACAAATGTACCTGAATAAAATAATCGATCACAATTATCAATTCAAGCCATGACAAATATGAGTAAAAAATCTCTTATCGACCACGATCTTACCCACTGCTATACCTGTGGTGGCAAGATCAATCCGCACAATTATTACCTGCGGTTCAATCACCGGTTTTGTACAGACTCATGCCGGGACATTTTCGACGAAAAAAACGACTATGGACACATTCCCGAAAGAGAGGAGGTAGAAGATGCTGATTACGAATAACACAGATTACTTCAAGCAGCAGCTTGACCGAATGGTCGATGAGAACAAACAGCACCTGGAAGAGATGATCAGACACACCATCAGGAATATGTTTGATCATGCTACTGTAGACTCAGCCGCTCAATCGTGGATTGAGATAGCTAAAAAGAGAGGGTACGATGATCTTGTGGCTGAGATGGAAGCTGATTTAAAGTTTGAACTTGAAAAGGCAGGATAACATGAGCGATAATCATTACGCACTTCACTACCGGATCAGTACCAGGGGTGAGGAAACAGAAAACAAATTTAAGGTTAGCCAGGCCGATGAAATTAAGGCTGCGGTTATCAAAATAGCAAAGGCCTTTCTGGTATGGATAGCCTTCATTCTGATCGGATTTTTAATCTTCTATTTCGCAACAATATGAACGATGAGGATTGGGACTTCTATCCTCAGGGCAAGCGGCCCGGGGAAGAACGAAACGGAGCAATCTTATCAGCCATGATCATCATTGCATTTGTTCTGCTGATAGCGACAATACTGCTAAATAATTTTTTCACCAAATAAACAAATGTACCATGAGTAAAATTAGAAAACCCGCTGAACTGGAAGTTCAGAAAACACTGAAAGCGTTAATTTATGGCCAGCCTGGTCTTGGTAAGAGTACGCTTGGCCTATCGGCTCCAACACCGCTACATCTTGACTTTGACAGAGGTGTGCACCGTATTAACCCTGCACACCACAAAGATACTTTGCAGGTTGATACGTGGGAAGATGTACAGGAGGTTTTGAAAGATGACCTGTCAGCTTACAAGAGCATTGTGATTGATACGGCCGGAAAGATGTTAGACTTCATGTCTTTATACCTGATAAAGACAGATCCTAAGCTCGGCAAAGCTGACGGCTCACTAACGCTTCAGGGATACGGTGCCAGAAAGATCATGTTCATCAACTTCCTGAAGCAAGTTGAGTTCCTTGGCAAGCATCTTATTTTCATTGCTCATGACAAGGAAGACAAAGATGGTGAGCAAAAGATCATCCGCCCGGAGATTGGTGGATCATCTTCCGGTGACCTGGTTAAAGAACTTGACCTGGTTGGCTATATGGAAGCTAAAGGCCTGAAGAGAACTATCTCATTTAACCCTTGTGAGAAGTTTTACGGTAAGAATACTTGCAACCTACCGAGTACCATCGAGCTACCTGTATTAATTGATTCTACCGGGAATGCACTCCAGGATAAACCAAATGAGCTCCTTACAACCATCATCGTAAGCTATCAGAAATATCTGGAAAGCAGAAAGCAGTTCACTGCTAATTATAATTCCCTGATGGATGTAATCAGGGAGCAGATCGATTCCATTACAGATGCTTCAACAGCAAACGACTTTGTGAAGTGGGTATCAGGTGTTGAGCATGTTTGGGATTCAAAACTTCAGGCAGGCCGTCTTTTCAAGGAAAAGACCAACTCATTAAAATTAGTCTTCAACCCTAAAGAACAGCAATATGAACTTTCAAAACAGCAACCAGTTTCAGCCTAAATATAAGTTTTACGCTACGCTGTTAGATTCGTTTCATTATTATCTGAACAATGAATATAGCACCTTCCAGGAGTTTATTGATAAGATTAACCGGGTGCCTTTTATCAGCGAGAAAGCTGAAAAGGGAACTGCCTTCAACAACTTGGTTGATCTGGTAGCAGCGGGTAAAATTCAGTCATTGTATGACGATGGTTTATTGTCTGAGCGAATCGTCAGAAATAATCAGGTTATCAGATACATACATACGTCAAATGATGGCGGTACCTGGATGTTTGATTTTAAACCAGCGGTTGTGTTTGCATTTGCTGAGGCTTATAAAAATGCTATACCTCAACTTAGAACTGTAGGATATCTGGATACGCCTTTAGGCTTGGTAGAGCTTTATGGTAACCTGGATGAGCTTGAAGGCGATATTGTGACTGATATTAAGACTACGGATAAATATGACTTTCCAAAGTTTCTTCACAATTACCAACATCTGGTTTATCCTTTTACTCTCAACCAGCAAGGTATTCCTGTAACAAAGTTCCGGTATCACATCACTGACTTTAGTAATATCTACGTGGAAGAGTATGTGTATAACCCGGAGCGTGATATTGAGAGATTGAAAAGTCACTGCATGCACCTTATTAATTTTCTGGAAATGCACCGGCATCTTATAACGGATAAGAAGGTGTTTGCTATGGATCAGCAAGAGGAGGCGATCAATGGGTGAGATGGCTGAAGATATAATTGATGGCAGTTGCTGTCAATTATGTGGATGTTATTTTGAACATCCTACAGCTGATGGAATTTACGTCCACGGCTATCCTGCAGTATGCTGGGGGTGTTGGAGCGGCCTTACTAAAGGTGAAAAAGGTTCGTACACAAAGGCAGACGTAAACACATTTTGATGTACAGGCTCATTGAGGATATCTACAGCGTATTTCATAAAGTGCGGCCCTACGGTCTGCGTGGTGAAATGGTTACGGAAATAGCAGACCACGGGCACGTACTTATAGTTGAGAATAAAAAAGGGAACCGGTTTCCGGTTCTCAAAACCAAACTAATAGAAAAATGATAACTAAAATTGAAATTAAGACTATTTGGGGTAGCGTAATTGGTAGCGCAATAACTGGGAACTCCCAGTCATTGGTATAGGTTCGAATCCTGTTCTTGCCACTCATTAAACAAATGTACCATGGATAGAAAAATTAAATCTGGTGACCTGGTCATCGTAAATGGGAACTTCGCCGGGTGTGATTACGGCCTTACCGGTTACGTGTATGAAGAGTATAACCGCGATCAGGAAGATTGGGGCGTAAGTGTATTACTGGAGAACGGCCGTGATCTTGGTGGTTTCAGTTCCGCTGAAGCTACAGGCTTTCTGGAGAAGCTTTGCGATTCAAACCTTGATTACACCTTTCACAGTGTCATTCGGTTAGCTGAAGATTATCGTAACGGTGTATTTACTGAAGCTTTCCGCACCGGCGCTCAGATGCGTATGATTAATGGTAAGATGGATTACTTAAGGCAAAATATATCAAGCGATGACTATAACAAAGCTCGAACTGACGTTGACTGACATCAAGTTGAATTTCAGTAAAAACCTGCAAAATTTCCGTAAAGTGTGGGGGATGAGCCAGGATAGACTTGCTAAACATTTGAATGTAAAGCGGTCAGCGGTCGGCGCCTATGAAGAAGGCCGGGCGCTCCCACGCTTTGACCAGATGCTCAGGATATCTAATAAGCTTGGATTTGATATCGAAACGCTTTTAACAAAAGATGTCTACAAGGAAGGAGGAGGAGCATGAGCGGTTACATCGAACAGCAGGGTAATTACTTTAAAATATACTTCCAGTACAACGCCCGCATAGTTGACCGGGTAAAAGAAATTCCCGGCCGTAGGTTCAATCCATTGGGCAAGTGCTGGGAAGTTCATATCGAAAACAGGATAGCTGTTGAGCGCTTTGCTCATGCAAATAAATTTACATTCGGCAAGCCTCAGGAGGTTGAGCAGGTATTCGAGATACCGCCTATGCCGGATCTTGATATGGATATCCCTTTAAAAATGGAAATGTTTCCATATCAAAAACAGGGCGTGGCCTATAATCTTCAAAAGCGCCGGACAATCCTGGGAGATAAGCCAGGCCTTGGTAAAACTGTTCAGGCCATCGCTACACTGATCGGACTGGAGCAGCAAGGTATTGCCGCCTTCCCTACACTTGTTATTTGCCCGTCAGCGTTAAAAGAAAACTGGCGCCGTGAATGGTCGGTGAAGTGGAGCAATAAAAAAGCGATGGTACTGGAAGATAAAATCCGGACAACCTTTCCGAGATATTGGGAGTACGGCATGGCGGATGTGTTCATCGTAAACTTTGAAAGCCTGAAGAAGTATTTTGTTAAGAGCCTCCCTAAGCGTGAAGCGGATGAAAATGGCCGAAAAAAACGAATAACAATTAAAGATATTGTCTTCCTGGCTGAGAAGATTGGCATGTTTAAATCTGTTATCGTTGATGAAAGCCATAGGTGTAAATCGTTCGCTACACTCACTACCAAGTTTGTCAAGGGTATCTGTACCGGAAAAGATAATATTTTATTGTGTACCGGTACCCCGGTAATGAATAAGCCGGTGGAGCTCGTACCGCAGCTTGGTATTATTGACCAGCTCGGCGCTTTCGGAGGATATAAGGGCTTTATTAACCGGTATTGTGCCGGCATGAATAATGCCAGTAACCTGAAGGAGCTTAATTATAAGCTCAGGCTTAACTGCTTTTACCAGCGTGATAAATCTGAAGTGCTGAAAGATTTGCCGCCAAAAATAAGGCAGATTGTCTACTGTGATATTACCAACCGTAAGGAGTACGACGATGCTGAAGCGGACCTGATGAAGTATCTCCGGCAATATCAGAATGCCGATGATGAGAAGGTTGAGCGGGCGCTACGAGGTGAGATCATGGTAAAGATGGGTATACTGAAGAACATTGCTGCCCGGGGAAAGATGGAGGCCATCTTCGAATATATCGATGACCTTATGGCCAGCGGTGAGAAGCTGATTTTGTTCGGCTACCTAAAAGAGATCATACAGGCTATTAAGCAGCATTACCCGGACTGTGTAACCGTGACCGGCGATGATAATGAAAAACAGAAACAGGCTGCGGTTGACAAGTTTCAGAATGATGATAACTGTAAACTGTTTGTCGGTAATATCATTGCCGCGGGTGTTGGATTAACATTGACAGCTGCCAGTCGTGTGGCCTTTATAGAGCAATGGTGGAACCCGGCTATACATGATCAGGCTGAAGATCGTGCGCACCGCATTGGCCAGAAAGATAGTGTGAGCTGTATCTACTTCCTGGGTAAAGATACTATTGATGAGAAGGTGTATGATATCATCGATAAGAAACGGGGAATGGTCGCTGCGGTTACCGGTAGTGCTGAAGCGGTTGAAGAAAGTGTGATAAGTGACCTTATTAATCTATTCAATCAGAAAGTAGCGTGAAAAAGCACAAGGTAGATTCTGAAATCGTGGTAAAGTTCCTGACTGATATTTATGGTCAGCTTAATGGGATAGATGAGACTATGATGGAAGGCTGGGATAATTACGAGGAACTGGTTAATGGCCAGACGGAATCTATACGTGAACAGATTAAAAGCTTCGAATTGTTAAACCTGGTTCCGGTAAAGCCAATTGCTAAATCCAAGCTTCCGCATTATGCAGAAAAAGCAGACGATTTATATCACAAGGATAACAATGTGGAATATATAGATGAGGTGGTCAATGGTTATATAATGCCGGTAACGTTGAAGCATTGCTGAAGTGCTGGAAATAGAAATTCAAAAGATTAATTAACTACAAATGTTCATAGAAGAAAATAAAGTTGAAGGCATAGGTAACAGCCAGCATTTTAGCAATGAAATGTTACCTGCTGCCATTCCTGTCAGGGTTCAGCGAAAAAGAGTAAAAGGGTGGAAGATTCCTGAAAATACTGTTTATGTTGGTCGTGGAAGCAGATGGGGAAACCCTTTTAGAGTTATCCAATATTCGGATAAAAAATGGGCAATAAAAACAGATGGCAGCGATAAATGTAGTGAGATACTTACTAAACACTGCCATGCTGTGTATGACACCAAACAGGAAGCAGTTATTGATGCAATTAAATGCTATGGCTTTTGGTTATTACCGTACAGCCATAAAGAGGGTTCAATGATGGACTTTTATCAATCAATGGTCGTTATGGATGATGCTTTACTGTCTCTAAAAGGGAAGCATTTGGCTTGTTGGTGTGGACTTGATGAACAATGTCATGCAGACTTGTTATTGAAGTTGGTCAACGGGTAGCAGGTACGTTTTCGGGCTTGGCGAAGTGCCACCAACTCCGAACCTAAATTTCAACGGCACAAACTATCTGGTGGCATTTCCGCCAAACCCGTGTTATCGGATAGTTTTATTTTTTGTGGGTTGGCAATAAACAAATTTCAAAATGAACACTGTAAACAAATCAAACGGAGAATTACCAGCTTTTGCCTGTGTGTCTGAAACATATCAGCAAGACGGATTGACAAAAAGAGAACACTTAACTGCGTTGGCTATGCAAGCCTTAGCATCTAACCCCGATTGGGTAAAAACAATGAGAACACCTGATGATTGGGATGAATACAAAGAAAGGCTTGCAAGTGCTGCGGTTGAGTTGGCTGATGCTGTTCTATGTGCGTTGGAAAAAAAATGAATTTCCGATAACGAGCCGAGTGTTGGCGATGGGCGGACAATAACGCACCAAAGCCGATAGAAGCACAAAAGCTCAATAAAACAACAAAAGTAAAATAGTATTAATTCAGCCCGCCTATTGCCAACACTTTGTTATGTGTAGTGGCGGGTATAAAAAGGAAACATTATGAGTAAAGTAGAACATACAACGATTAGAAACAATTCTCTTTTTTGTTTGAATTGCGGTGGCAATCATCCTCTAAATATGCCTGTTGCTATTAACGAGATGACTAAAAAAATTGATGCTTTCAATGTGTTGCACAAAGACTGTGCAAAAACGTGGACAGAACCAAAAGCCGACCAAAGCAAATCAGTGACAGAAAAAGCAATGTGGTGGATTGGTAACGGACACGTAGGAATGAGTTCAAAAACAATGTGGAATTATTTTATAGGGAATAAAGATTTCCCAATAAACCATCCCTACGACCCTGATGACTTTTCGAGATGTTGGGAACTTTTAGAAGCTGTACCTGAATGGAAAGAACGTGTCCCCGAATTAGCAACATTGTCAAAAGAATGGAAAGCATTATCTGAAAATTGGGAGAAACTTACACAAATGTATGAGCAAAACAAAAAAGAGAATTGGGTTAATTCAAAGAAAGTAGGTATGTACGAATTTATGCAAAATTTGTTAGGTTACGGTTCGTAGCCATTACACATAACGTTCCGATTATTGCCGCAGTGGCGGTTTAAATAGTACAAAATTTCAACTTAAAAACAAATGTATATGAACAGCACAAATGACCAATTAAGCACTTCACCCGCCATTGACGGCAATAATATGTTGGCGGTTGCCCTTACTTCTCCCGCTTTGAAATGGCAGTCAGATAGGGGTGGTAGATTTGATTACCCTGCAAACTTTCGGGGTAGAGTTCCGCTAAAAGTGAAAGTTGCAAAAAATGTAACTCCCGACCTGATGGAGTTTAAAAAGGAATTAGGTATTAAAGACGATACAATTTGCTTGAAAGACAATGAGTATTATGTATGGGTAAATTCATACGGTGCGGTGTCTGCCATTTTACCCAATGGTGAAAAACTTGGTTTGTTGCCGTCCGAGTTTGATGTTACCGAGTGGCATCCATAGGTTTACCGCCAACGGTCGGGTATTGGCGATGCCCGCACTTAGAAACTTTAAATTATAAACAAGCTGTCCAGCGGGTATTGCCAATGCCTTGTTAGCAGCAGTAACGGATTAAAAATGGAACAGTCAAAACAAGAGAAAGAAATTTATGAGTTAGCAGAACTTTTGATGCAGTCTAAAAACATAGAAGCAAGTGTAATTATCCTTCGTGATTTTGCTGAAAAGTGTTATCAAGAAGGGGCAATTGATGCTCAAGAAGATGCAGCGGAAGAAATACGTGAACACTATGTCGAAGGTGGTCGGTAGTTATTGCTGCTAACGTTGGAGCAGCTTTACGCTGTGCCAACTTTGTAAACTAAAATTATTATTAACAGCCGTCCACTGGCATAGCGTAAAACTGCTTGTTATATGCAGTGGCGGTTACAAAACTTAAAGAAATATGGCAAAAAGAAAATATACCCGATGGGGTGAAGAAGCAAAAAGATATGAATGCACGAAGAAAAAGTGTAAATGGCAGGGAAGAGATGAGGAAAAAGCTCATAAACGTATTAATGAGTATCAAACCGACCACGTATGCCCTAAATGTGGAAACAATGAATTTCATGGACTACTCGAATAGCCATTGCATATAACGTGGTAGCAGCTTTGTGTCTGTTACTGAATTTGAAAAACTAAAGTTTAAATACTTACCAATGGCAAATAGAAAAAAGAAAGTTGAAGATAGTTCCAATAGCAGTAATAGCACAAAACTGCCTGTTATGCGCTGTGGCGATTGTTTATTTGCTGAAGGCGGCAAAACAGTTAAGTTTAAAAACGGAAAAACTAATGAACTGTACGACTGCACATTGAAAAGCCGAAATGGCAATATAGTACTACTTGATTCTGATATTAGACAACCTGTTTGGCACAATTCAAGAGCATGCCAACATTTTGAAATAATGTCAAAAACGTTAAAAAAACGAGCCGATTTGGACAAAGAAAAATATCATTTTGCATGCGATGGTCATTTTGAGATTTTACCATAGCGCCTAACGTCTTAGCAGCTTTGCGTTCGTTGCCGAACCAAAGCGATAAACTTTAATTTATAAACAAAATAATATTATGAGTACAGAACTTGAAAATAAACCGTTAGACGGCAATGACGCAAAACTGCCTGTTAGGCGTAGTGTTACTATCACTATGTCCTTAGAAGTAGCTGAAACGTTGCACAGCTTTATTGATGGTGGGATTGGCGTATCGGATAGTGATGACTTTAATGCTGAAATGATACCGTTGAGAGATAAGTTAGACCGTGACCGAAGGGAGGCCAAGCTGAATGCCAGGCTTAAAGAGTTGGAGGGGTAAGCTATGAATTATGAGGAGTTGTCAGCGCAAAACAAACGGCTGTTTGAAGAGCTGGAGCAATGTACTGAAATGATCAAGTACTATGCTGACAAAAAGAATGCGTTGCAGCTCCTCATCGATTTAAATCTTGATAAGCTGGAAATTTTAATTAAAAAACATGAATCGCAGAATTTGGACTCCGGAGGAACGGCAAGAGCTTAGGCGGTTATTCCCTGATACATATACCGCTGAGATATGTAAGCTGTTGAACTGCAGCTATTGCTCTGTCAGTAATCAGGCTTATTTAATGGGACTCGAAAAGTCTGAAGATTTTAAGGCCATGGAGAAAAAGAAACAGGGAGAAAGGTTAGCAGCATCAGGACTTAGATATCGTATCAAGCCTGGAACTCCCCCCCCCAATAAAGGTAAGAAGCAAATGGAAAGTAAGCTGTCAGATATCATTCTTGGTAGGCCTATAGGACGTAAATCATCCAAAACTAAATTGACAGGACAAGAGAAAAAAATTCAAGACCTGTTGGATAAAAATGTTTCCTACAGTGCTATTGGCAGGATACTGGGTGTACATCGATTAACTGTTTCCACATTCGCTAAGGAGAGACTATAATGGCAAGACCGGTAAAACAAGGGTTAGATTACTTCTCATTTGATGTGGACTTCTACGATAATCGGAAGGTCCGGAAAATAATGAGATCCTGCGGACCAGTGTCTGGTACGGTATTATCCTGCCTGATGTGTAATATATACCGGTACAAGGGTTATTATATTCTATTTGATGATGACTTGGCCTTTGATATTTCGGATGTTACCGGCACTCCGGAAGAGGATGTTAATGATATCATTAACAAAGCTATCGAGGTGAATTTTTTCAACCAGGAATTGTATGAAAAGTACGGGATATTAACATCAGATGAGATTCAAAAAAGGTTCAAACAAGGTTCGGCGAAGCGTACAGATGTTCAATTTGATCAGCGTTTTTTAATTTCTTCCGTCAATAACTCTGTTTCTTCCGTCAATAACTCGATTAATGACACCGGAAGTACACAAAGTAAAGTAAAGGAAAGTAAAGTAAATACCCCTATATCCCCAGATACCGGAGCTGAGGCTCCTGATATTGATTTTGAAATTAAAAATGATGAAAACACAGAGACGGTTACGGATGAAAGTGACACGCCTGAAGTAGTCGTTAAATCAATCAATATCCCGTTTGAGGACTTTTGGGATGCTTACAAGAAAAAAGTTGGTAATGTCGTTAAGCTACGGAAGAAGTGGGAGAAACTTTCCAACCGTGACCGTGTGCTGATCATGGAACATATTCCGAAATATATCGCTTCTCAGCCTGAAAAACAGTACCGTAAGAATCCGGAAACCTATCTGAATAACCAGGCCTGGCTTGATGAGATTATTGCCAAGGAGCCAAATCAAAATCAAACAGGCAGCTCATTCCCTGATTACTGGTCATCGGATTATGAGAAGAAACTGGATGTTAAGCAGCTTCAATCCTATTGGGCTCATCTCCGGTCATTGGGTTTGTACCCGGTTAAAGACAGATTTCAGAATACTATTAAATGGGAAAAACGATGAAGTGGACGCATACTAAATTATTCAACCTGGTACTGTATTTTGAGCCTCTTACTATCCAGGAGCTGGCGTTAAAGCTCGGCTGCACTGATAGTGCCGTTCGTCGGAGGGCCCGCGATCTTGGACTTAAAAAATCAGCTTCCGCATTAGCTCTTTTACGGCTTCGGAATGATGGCACGTTCAAGCCCGGCCAGATACCAGTTAATGCTTTACGTGATAAGAAGGTCACCATCAGGAACGATAAAGGACGCCTTGAAAAATGGATACGCCTTTCAGCTGGAGAATGGGAACCGTTGAAGCTCTATCTCTGGAGAAGTGTCGGAAAGGATATCCCTGAAGGTTATTGTCTGTCTTACAAGGATGGTGATTCGCTTAACTGTGTATTATCAAATCTGGAGCTTATTACCCGGGCTGAAAACCTGAAGCGAAATAAAAAGCATCAACAAACCTATCAATCGACAAAGGCTAAACGGAAAGATGCTGAACGTAAGCGTAAGGAGATTCTGAAGGAGCAAAAAAAGAAACAGGCCGCAGCTGAACGCGAACGGAAACGACTGGAAGAACAACTCCGGAAGGAATCTCTAAAGGAAGTTAAGCCGGTTACATTCAAGCCAGTGGACCTGAGTAATAAGATACCGCTGCGTATCGATGCTAAGACAGTTGTTTACATCCGTCCTGGTCAGGATCCGGAAAAAGTGAAATTAAAATATCAACGATGAGTAAAGCCAGGTTCACAGAGAAAGATCTTCATAATCTCGGATTCATTGAATGCGAGCCCGGACATTTTTGCCCGTCTGGCCGTGTTCCTGGAATTTCCAGTACTGAGCGAAAAGTTTCCAAAACTGTCAGGAAAAGGCCCAAAACTGTTACCAAAATTTCCAAAAACGTAACAAAGGTTGACCTTTTCGTACGCCTGGTTGAACAGGAGCTCGGCATCATCCTGGTACCGGAATATGAATTTCATCCGGAAAGACACTGGCGTTTTGATTATGCGGATCCTGACCGCAAAATAGCGATAGAGCAAGAGGGCGGTATCTGGCGTAAAGGAGGCGGCGCTCATTCAAGGCCTAAAAACATACTCCGGGATATGGATAAATACACTCAGGCTGCTTTGCTTGGGTGGAAGGTTATTCGGCGAACACCTAATCAACTTGCCACAACTGAAACATTACAATTAATTAAACAAGCGATACAATAAGTCACCATGTGTCGGTACAGCTTGCTTTAAAAAAAAAAATTCGTTACCCTATTGTCATGCAAAGTATCGACACTCCCATCAGTTCACGTATCATCAAAACGGAACTTATCGACTGGAGAAAGTTAAAGTTCATCCAGGACGACAACTTTAAAGAATTACCTCAAGATGCGTTCCAGAGGCTCAAAAACTCAATTTTAGCTAACGATTTCACGCAGCCGTTTTATGTTTGGTTGGATCCAGAAACAGGGTATCTCTATTGTCTGGATGGTAAGCATAGGACACTGGCTCTTGAATCACTTGCCGGAGACGGCCATATCATTCCGGATATGTTACCAGCGACATATATTAACTGTTCCGGCATAAAGGAAGCTGCAAAGCTGGTACTGATCTACTCATCTATTTACGCAAAGACCACGCAGCAGGGACTGTTTGATTTTATTGAGGAGTTCGACCTGAGCTTTGCTGAATTGATTGATGAGATTGATTTACCTGAGTTCAGTGAAGACCGGTACATGCAGAAATTTAACGTCTATAACCTGGATGGGTGTGAGGAGCCTGAAGTTGAGATAACGGATGATGAGCCTATACTTGTTAAACCTGGTGATATATTTCAACTTGGTAAGCACCGGTTAATCTGCGATAGCTTCTCCAATCGTGATGCACTTGATTTATTATTCGGTGATGTTAAGGCCCGTATTTTATTCACTGATCCTCCGTACAATTTACCTACTGACTTTTTCCTGAAGGACAATAAAAAGCACAACAATCATGAGAACTTTGCAATGGGTGCCGGTGAGATGAGTGATGAGGAGTTCTCAGAGTTTCTCACTTCAATCATGATGATGGCAATAGCCCGCACGGTACCAGGTGCAATTCATTATATCTTCATGGACTTCCGACACTGCTGGCACATGACTGATGCTGCACGTAAGGCTTACGGATCACCTATACCTAAGCAGGTATGTGTCTGGAATAAAGACATGATGGCAAACGGTTCGTTTTACCGGGCTAAGCATGAGCTTTGTTTTGTGTTCAATGAACCATCAGCAGTACCGCTCTGGAACATGGATATGCTTGATCATGGGGGATTCTACAAGAACGATCAGGAAATGATATTCATCTTTAAGCATCCTGATAAGGCGAAGCACTTATCACACCTGGCTTTAAAAGACAGGATCCGCACTAATGTCTGGAATTACCCCTCGGCAATCAGTATCGCTAATCCTGATAAGGATGAAATAAAAAATCATCCTACACCTAAGCCGGTTCAGATGGTAGCCGATGCCATCCTTGATACTACAAATCCCGGGGAAGTTGTAACAGATTTTTTCCATGGATCAGGCACCACGATGATAGCCTGTGAAGCTACTGGCCGTATTTGTTATGCTATCGAGATTTCGCCTAAGTTCGTACAATCGACCATTAAGCGGTATATCAACTATTGTGTTAAACGTGATATTGTTCCTACCTTCACACATTTGAACGGTAACCTTACAATATCAGATTTTTATGAGCAGCGAAATAATTAAGGCTATGGCAGAAGTAAAACAAACGATAATTGATTATCTAACTGAAGAACTGACCATCAATTCAGCAGCTTTAAAAAACTACGATAACGGAGACGACCCGATTAAACAGCGGGATACTAATCCGGAAATCCAGAAGATGCGTGAAATCGAAGCTATAAAACTTCGGGACCGTATCCACGAATTAACCCGGCATATCGCCGTCATCAAGCGAATGATAGTCTAATGATATGGCCAAGTCAACCAAGGTAGAGAAGGCAAAGCGGATTCGCACCGTTCAGGAGTGGATCATGGATGATCATAATACGGTTGACATTATCCGATCTGCTGTAGCTCGATGGGACGTCAGCGAACGTCAGGCAGAACGTTATTATTCAGAAGCATTCACTTTATTCAAAGAGCTTACTGAAAAATCTATCGAAAGTAAAAAGGCGTATTATCTTCAGCGTAAAAAGAAGCTCATTAGAGAGATGGATCCAGCTTTCAAAAAGACTCCGTCCGGAGTGCGGGCCATCAATAAGGTTTTAGACTCAATGGCTAAACTCGACGGCATCATGATTGACAAGCTGGAGGTAACCGGTAAAGATGGAGTACCGCTCAGTTTCCCTGAAGTCAAAGTTACAGTTGTGCATTCCGATGTTCCACCATTTGCCAGCAATGAGAATGAAGTAGATGTTTAGCACAACGCCACTTTATGAGGTCAATCTATACCCGCAGCAGGGAAAGAAGATATTAATAAATCAGGGCGGTACCTGGAGCGCCAAGACGTATTCCATTCTGCAAGTTCTTTTCACACTTGCCATTCAGGAGCCTAATCAGGTTATTACTATTGTTGGTCAGGATATACCTAACTTGAAGTCAGGAGCAATCCGTGATTCAAAGAATATCATTCGTGATTCATCGTTACTGCAAAAGTTTATAAAGCCAATAAGTAACGGCAATTTCTATAATGAGTCAGAGAAGCTGATTACGTTTTGGAATGGTTCAATAATAGAGTTTAAGTCTTACACTAACGAACAGGACGCCAAATCCGGTAAAAGAGATTACTTGTTTGTTAATGAGTCAAACGGCATTAGCTATCCGATTTATAAGCAGCTTGCATTAAGGACTGGTAAAAGGATATTTCTTGACTATAACCCAACTGTTGAATTTTGGGTGCATGATGAACTGTTAGGATTACCAGAGGTACAGCTGATCATCTCTGACCACCGGCACAACAGATTTATTCCTGAGGAAAAACATCAGGAAATTGAAAATCTGAGGTATGAGGACTATGAGTTATTCAAAGTTTATGGTCGCGGTATTACCGGTAAACTTCAGGGCCTTATCTTCCGTAACTATAATATCGTTGATAGTATTCCGGATTATGCTTCATTTATAGCAACAGGCCTCGATTTTGGATATACCAACGATCCTACCGGATGTATTGATGTTTATATGGCTAATGGCCAGCTGTGGGTTGATGAGAAGATCTACGAGACCGGAATGACTAATCTTGATATTGCCAATAGGTTTACATCGTTCGGATGGGACAAAAAAAGAGAAATCATTGCCGATTCAGCCGAACCAAAGTCTATTGATGAAATTAAGAACTTAGGAGGATGGAAGGTAGTTCCAGCTGAAAAGGGACCAGATTCGGTAAAGAATAGTATTGACATCCTGAAGAGGTATGTTATCAATATTACCCGAAGATCTGCTAATACAAAAAAAGAGTTCCAAAGTTATATATGGAAAGTTGACAAAGCCACCGGCAAGTCTCTTAATATTCCTGTAGATTTTAAGAACCACATCATTGACCCACTCCGGTACGTTGCTTTGAATAAACTTTCAAATAATGCAGCTAAGCCTACCAAACGGGCGAAATTCAATTTTTAAATATCATGCCTATTGATTATACTTTGCCGTAATCAGGCAATGAAAAGTTTTAAAATAGGCATCCATAAAGTCAGCATCCCATCCAGCTGGAAAGAAGTAAACACGGCAACGTACTTACAGCTATTAAAAGCCTCTGACGAGGTTACCTGGTTAACAATTCTTACGGGATTGCCTGTAGATGTCATTCGTAACTGTTCAATAAAGACCTTTAAAAAGATTGCTGATCACATCCGTTTCACTCATTCCCTTGATACGGTTACCGGTGCGAAACCCCCGGTTGTTTTACGGCTGAATGATAAGTATATCACAGCACCGGCCAGCATGGATCTGGAGAAGTACGGTCTGTTCGTCCTGGTTGATGAGCGCCTGAAGGAATCGTTCGATAAGGCTGAAGTTAAACCAGGAACACCAGAACCACATGCTACGGTCAAGCGGCTGAACGCTTTCCTGTTTGACATTCCCTTTGTTGTGGCCTGCTATTTATATAAGCCATACAACAACCTAAAGGAACTGGAGGCGCTCGATTTTGAAAACAGGATCCACGAGTTTGAGAAGGTGATCCTGGAGCATCCCTGTACCGATATAATCCCTCTTGGTACTTTTTTTTTAAACAAATTTCTGAACTCCAAGCTCGGAGAAGTGAGCAGCTTAAGTACAATCCCAAGCCCGAAGAAGTACAGGCCGGTATTGATAGCTTTAGCGTTTATGGTAATTTTAACGCTATTAATACTCTTGCTGGCGGCGATCTACTTCGCTGGGTAGATGTCATGAATATGCCTTACAACTGGGTGTTTACCAAGCTATTGATGAACAAAACCGAGCGGATTTATAAGGAGGAGCTTACAGAGATTTTGAAATCTAAACAAAAGAAAAATGGTCACTGAGTTAATCCGTTCAATTGTTTCAACATTACCTAATGAACCAACTTTCGTATTGGGTCACAAGGCCTGGCAAAACTTTGTTTCCGACAACAACAGTAAGAAGCTTGTTATCTGGCCAGCCGTATACATGGAAGATTTGCTGACCAGCGATGACCGGTTTGAGTCGTCAATGGCATTCACTGAATTCTTTAACATCGAAATGATGTTCCTGGATCGTAAGCGTACGGCTCAGCAAAATACGGCGCTGGATGCTACCCCGGAGCAGGAGGAGCCTGTCATCTATTCTATGCGTGAGCTTCGCCGGTTATTCCTTACCAGGCTGGCCCGGCATGAGGCCGTAAACTGGACGGCCGGAGACGGTATTACCAACATCAAAACCATTAATGTAAAAAAGTGGAGCGATGCCAGCCTGAGCGGTTGTGTGCTCACTTTCCGATTAAAGTTATTTAACGAATATTCATTCTGTGATGACTGACCTGGAGATACTTGTAGACTTCCTGCGTAAGATAGAGCTGGAGATAAAGGCGAACATGATTGCAAACAACCAGGTTGCAACTCGCAAAACTATCGATTCATTCGAAGTAATAACGCCTAACGATGTTTCGGCTGAACTTTGGGCGGCAAAATGGGTAATGGCATTGGAAGATGGACGAAAACCAACATCTCATACCGGACCATTCCAAAGTGCCGGTAAAACTTTAGTTGAAAGTATAAAGGAGTGGATTGCAGCAAAGAAGCTTGATCTTAACCCTTATGCTGTAGCAAGGAAGATTCATGCTGAAGGTACTAAGCTATACCGGCAAGGTGGCAAGTCCGGCGTGATCAGTACGGTCATCACTGAGCAGCGGCTTTCAAACCTGGTAGAAATTTTTGCAGATCAATATTTGTCATCACTTGAATCTAACCTTTTAACCGTATGATGCAGCTTGTTAAACGTCCGGAATATGAATATGAAGCTGGCAAGTATAGCCGTTGGTGTGCAGCTTGGAATCCTATTGTTTTTGAGTTTCAGGAAGACGGCGCTACTATTCCGGAGGCGCTGCGAATAAATATTAATGTCATTGGCGCCAATAAAACCATAACGGCCATCTTTACGCCTGATCTATCCGGGCATGTGTATGCCGATATTAGCAGCTGGCTCAATGCTTTCCTTACCGATGTATCGGCCGTAACCTATAATGATGCCGTTCACACGTACAGCAATCTGTTCGATTCATTCGTGATCAGCTGGACGGCAATCTATTCCGGATCACCGGTTAAGCAATTGGGAGACCGTGTATATACTTTCACTCATTCGGCACGACCGATATATGATAATCTGTCTGGCAACTTGTTTAATTACCTGGTATTAGACCGGGCGCCCGAAGCTGGCCAGGCTCTGTTCCTTACCGAATTTAAAAGCCCCCGGTATTTTCCAGGGAAGCCATTCGATATAAGTTTCATTCATGCCGAGGACTTATTCAGCCAGTACGGGGAATCTAACTTTGCCATCCTTCAGGAAGATGCTTTCTACCTGCTGCAAGAGGATGGCTTCAATATTTTATTGGAGGATGCTTCAGCGGCTGACGGTTCCGATAATGATACCTCGCTGCGTGTTACTATTACGGAATATGATATCAACGGCCAGCAACTGAAGGTAACGAATCAAGCTATTGATAACCCGCTCATGCCGTCTATTCGTGGAATACGGTTGAATTTTACGCCGGAGGCGAATACGGATTATTTCAGGCTGAATATCAATAATAGCGAAATGCGTTTCAGTGAAGATAAGCTGATCAGGGTATACAACTCATGCCGGCCGAAAGGATTTTATATCAGGTGGACTGGTCAGCTGGGAGCATATAATTACTGGTGGTTTGATCAGAACTCAGAATCTAAGCCTAAAATAAGCGATTCACAAAACTACAGAACCATTGACAATATTAACCGGCTGCTTTATGTGAATGGAGGAAAGACCGATAAAGTTCAGGCTGACTTTCTAAATGCTGATGAACTGTATGAAGGGTTTCAAAGCTTAATCTTCTCTAACAATGTACAGGTATATGATGATGGGATTTGGAAAGATATAACACTGTCTGATGTGGACTTGAAACATAAGGCAGATAGTAAGTTCTTTTCATTCTCAGCTACTCTTATTAACCAGGATATCAATACACAGCAATGAGAAAGTTATTTATAGCAGACAGGCCTATCGAGCTGGCAGATGATAAACCCATTGCACTGACATTTCAGGCAATAGATATCGCTGATATAAATAATCGTAAGGCTAATACTACCAATCAATTCAAGGTGCCGGATACACGTAGCAACAGGATGGCTATTGAATTTGCTGACAATATACTTACCGAAACCACTTTTCCATACAAGCGGAAAGCCGGAAGGTATATTCAGAACGGTGTTGAGATTTTTGTCAATTGTCCGACCTATATAGATAGCATTGAAGGCCGGTTTATCAACATGCAGTTGGTCAGCGGTAATGCTTCATTTATTGATAGTATCGATGGATCTATCCAGGACCTGCCATTAACTGACCTGGACCATTTGTATTATATCGACAATATCCTTCAGCTCAATGATGCCAATGATAACCTGATCTATCCGATTATTGATTTCGGCAACCTGGTTACTGAAGGCTCAACCGTCAATGTAAAATTTCTCCGGCCGGCGATATACGTCAGCTATCTGATGCAGTTAATAGCTGATGAGATCGGTTATACATTCAACTACTCTTATCTTCCACCAGAGGCATTCGATATCTTCAGCCGGATGGTGCTGCCAAATGTGAATGATAAACTGGAGCCGCCTGATGGCCTGGCTGAACAATTCAAGTTCTCAGCTAAAAAGCCGGTCAATCAGGTTAATAATAATGATGATTGGTTCAAGGTCACGTTTAGTGATGGTGGAGCATCGATGGATAATGAGGGCGGGTATTTTGATACAGCTAACAGCTGTTATGTGTTCCGCCGTAATTGTGTAATGAAATTCACGTTCAAAGCCACGGTACAATCAAATAGCGAGAACCCGCAGAAGGTGACCGTTGGTTTTGCTAAAAATACAATACTCAACCTTTTTACAACGACTGAAACGTATGCGTCAAATGATGATAATGTAGAGATACAGCTGGAGTCTGACTATATGTCTTTCGTCGCCGGCGATAAAATATCAGTTTGGGCAAAAAGGGAGTTCCCGTTCATTACGTTCCAGAAGAAAACCCGTGTCATGGCAGGCGCTACATTTGGCAATGAGCTCGGTGAAGCTGCGTATAATTCGGTTATATCTATTAGCAAGGGGTTGCCCGATATCCAAAAGAAAGACCTGGTTATGTACTTCATGCGGTTCTTTGCGCTCATCCCAATATCCAACAGTAGCAACCAGGTTGACTTTATTCCATTTTCAACTTTGTATGAGAATAAGCCAAAGGCCCGGGACTGGAGTGGTAAAATCGTTAACCCGGATCAGCACAATAAGTACTTTACATTCGGTAGCTATGGCCAGAACAACTGGTTTAAGTACAAGGAAGATGAAACAGTACCGGATGGCCTTGGAGATGGTAATCTTACTATTGGTAATGAGAACCTGGATAAAGATAAAACCATTATAACCGCTCCGTTTGCAGCATCTGAAGAACATATCAAGGTTGGAGGCAATACGGTTGCATTCATCGATAAATTAGTGACTGAAGATGATAAGACTGAATTTAAAACCAAGGTTGAGCCGCGGATACTAACCGTTTATCCGTTAACTGCTACAATAACGTTTACAGATGGTGCCAGGACATTAACTTCTAATAAGGTGCTGGCCAGCTCATTCCTTACAGGTAACCTGAGCTTTCAGTATGCGGTTGATCATTTCTATGATAAGCTTTCGCTGATGATGAATAACCTGAAGCGTATTGTAGTGCCAATGCTGTTAACGCAAAACGATATTCAGGAGTTCGATCATACCATACCAGTGTACATTAAGTATTACCAGTCTTTCTTCTTTGTCAATAAAATAAGTAACTGGATAGCCGGTAAGATATGCAGCGTGGAGTTGGTGAAGTTAAACTTTGATCTTACGGAGAATGTTCCGCCAGTTATTGATCCACCGGCACGGTATAGCTTTGATCTGTACCGTAACAATGATAGCCAACTGGCCTGTAGTATGAATGGTGGTACAGAAGTTAAAACAAAGTTTTGGGCCGGTGAAACTCCTATCATTTTAGGAACTGCCCTCTTCCAGGATGAGAATCTATTCTTTAAAGCGGTACCCGGTTATTATTCAGATGGTGAGAAGTACTACCAGGTAGATGCTGATGGTGAAGTCGCTTTAATCGATACGTGTGTATTTATATCAGCCATACCTATTGTATTCTCACCTTACTACGTCACTCCATACTCGACATTAACCATGTCCGATGCTCCGGCACCTTATAATCAGATAGGCAGTACGTACTGTTATAAGAATCCCAAGACCGGCCATTATGTATTTAGCCTGTTCTTCAAATTGTCAGGGATAGGTGAAGGTCCTAACTCTTATTATGAGAAGAACGCAATACTTGGCAATCAGCCAAATGGAGTGGAAACATTCGGGAAGGCACGTATTGCCAGGCTCGGTGATCCTGCGTTTTATCCACCGGCAACAATTCAGCTTAATGGTACCGGCAATGGCAAAACAATTAAAGGGTATATCGATACACAAGGCTGGATCTGGATAAATTATTCTGATGCCAAAGCAATTACTGGTTATAAGTCAAGCAACCCATACGCATATATGATGCGGCTGTATAACCTGGATTATTCAAGCGAATTCACTAATCAAGGGAGGGTAGTATAATGTCAGATGTTACTAAGGAATTATTGCTTAAAGTCACATTGGATGATATTAAAGCGGTAAAAAATATTGAGGACTTAAAAAAACTTCAGAAGGACCTCAACCAACAGTTTGAGAAGTCTGATATCGGATCAGATGCTTATAAAAAACTTGAAGCCCAAGTCGGAGCCACACGAGCCAGGATAAAAGAGCTTACAGATGCTACCAAGGCTCAGCAGAATGCACTTGGTGGTATTAATACATCAGCGAAATTTGCTGAAGGAAGTTACGGAGCATTGCGTCAGCGTATCCAGCAACTGAAGAAAGACCTTGATAATGCTGTCATCGGGACTGAAAATTATACCAAGGTTGAAGATGAGCTTACCAAGGCACTCCAGGAGCAAATTGAAATACAGGAGAAGTTTCCGTCACTTCTTTCCAAGCGGATCAGCCAGGGCATTGACGAAAGCAAGACCTTGCAAAAGCAAGCCGATGCCTTGTTTAAGCTGTCTGATGCGTATGAGACAAGCACCGATTTTGCATTCAAGTTCTCAAAATCATTGGGACTTCCTACCGACGTCCTGGAGAAGATAAACGATTTTGCGGGTGCCATCAAAACGGGTTTTGATGCTATGAAGAATAGTGTTGAGGCTTTCGCTAAGGAAAATCTGGCAGCTGCTACCGCTACAGAAGCTGTTGCTGGAGGTCAGGAAGCCATTACCGTAGCTACCGAAGCATCTACTGAAGCAAGTAAGATATTCGGCCTTACCACTAAGAGTGCTCTTATCGCTACCGGTGTTGGCGCTTTCGTGGTGCTGCTTGGCGCCATTATAGCCAATTGGGATAAAGTTTCAGCAGCTGTACAAAAAGCGTTTCCAATCTTTAAAAACTTCGGAAAGATCTGGGATGAAATCAAAAAGGGTTTCATGGGATTTCTGAATGCGTACCTGGAAGGTTTTAAGATAATTGGTGAAGTAGTTAAGGATTTGTTTAATGGTGATTTTGGCGACGCCCTTGATGTTGCAAAAAGTTCAGGACAACGTTTCGCTAAGGCTTTTAATGAGGGTTACGAAGATGAAGCCGAGAAGATCAGGATTCAAGGCCTTCAAAAAGTTGTCGATGCTCAAAACAGGCAGATCAGTATCCTTCAGGCCGGTGGAAAAAATGTTGATGCTATTCAGCGCCAGAAACTGAAGAATGAAGTTGAGATTGCTGGTCTATCCGGGAAGACCTCGAAGGATTATCTGGACAAGCTCGCTGAGCAGCAAGCGTTTGAAGAGGGACTTCGGAAAAAGAACCTGGATGCCGTTAAAGCCTCAAATCGTGCGATACTGGAGGCTACAGGTAGCGCCCGGCAAAAGGAGCTGGCAGCTATCAATCAGGATATCAATGACCGGCTGGAGTCTGTAGAGAAAGGCAGCGCCGCTGAAGCTGCCTTGTACGCTGAACGTAATGCCCGGATATCAGCTCTAAATAAAAAGTATCAGCAGGAAAATGAAGCCGCTCTCCTGGATATTAGGGAAGCTGAGGCAAAATCTGCTGATGATATTCTGAAGGTCAAACTCGACCGCTTGGATTATGAGCGTAAGATTACCCTTCAGAACCAGGAGCTGACTGAGCTTCAAAAGAAAGCGCTGATCGCGAAATATAATAAAGAAGAGCAGGACCTGGTTAAACAGGATACTGAATTCAAAATGGATCAGCTGCTGCGGGAAAAGGAAGCTGAAGCTAATACGCTTGATGAGATTGCGGCCATTGAAATCCAAAAGCTTGAGGAGCAAAAGAAGCGTGCTATCAATAACCAGCAGCTGACCGAACAGGAGCGCCGGGCGATTATAGCAGAAAGTGAGAAGGCTATCGACGATGTCTTACAGACAGCTGAGCAGCGTCGTAAGGATAATCAGGTCCGGATTGACACTGCTAATGCCAGGTCTGAAGAGGAACGGCTGCGGATTCAACTTCAGCAGATCGAACAGCAAAAGACCGATGCTATCAATAATCAGAAACTTACCGAAGACGAACGTCAGGCGATCATTGCAGAAAGCGATCAGAAAATACATGACCTGGCTGTTGAATGGGAAGGCCGCCGTATTGCTGCTATTAATGACCTTCGTGCAGCTCAAGCCATTACTGAAGCGGAACAGTATAGCGCAAAACTTGAACAACTGCAATTACAGAAGGATGCTGCTGTAACTAATGAGCAGCTAACGCAGGAAGAGCGCCTGGCTGTTATCGCTGATGCCGAGCGGCAAATCACAGAGCTTCGCCAAAATACGGTAGACAGAAGCATCGAATTAACGAATGAGGGTTTGAAGAGCATTCAGGGTGCTATGGCTCAAAACTCAAAAACGGCACAAGCTTTTGAGATCATAAGTCAGAAAATAGATGCAGCCCGGTCATTGCGTTTGGATATCCTTACCCTGAAGGAACAACTGTTAGGTATATCTTCTCAGTTAAAAGAGCCGTTCCCAATGAACATTATAGCGGTGGCCGCTACCATTGCGACAATAGGTTCTGCGATTGCTAATGTGAAGCGCTTAGTAAGCAGCTCCAAAACACCCGGTTTTAGTGGTGGCGGCCAGTATACATCTGATGGCCGTGGAGATGTGTTACCTGGTTACAGTACTGCTGATAATGTGAACGCCCGGCTGCGGTCCGGAGAAGGTGTTGTTGTGTCGGAAGCTATGCGTAATCCTTACGCCAGGAATGTTATATCTGCAATCAATGTTGCTTTTGGTGGCCGTGACTTTTCGGTACCGGCTTCCAGACCCTTTTTCGCGGATGGTGGGATTTATGACGGCGGCTTTTTAGCGCAATATTTGGGTAAGGATGTCGTGGATAGTAAGGCAATTGCGGAAGATATTGCCAGTGCATTTACCTCTTTGCCGTCACCGGTTGTAATCGTTGATGATATTGATAACGGACTGAATCGAAAAGTTTCCGTATCAGAAAGGGCTAATTTTAATTAACAATATGTACAAAGAACTTTACCAATTATACCAATCCGGAACACTGAAAAAATTGATCGTGAACGGCTTCGTAAGCCCTAAGACGGTTTATTATCTTGAGATATGCCATTATGTTAATGCGAAGATCGCTGCTAATCAAAGCAAAACAGCGGCGGTAATGCAGGCTGCTGAGGAGTTGAAAAAATCTGAAAGCACAATCTGGCGGGCTCTCAAAATGCTGGATCAGTAATAACTCTTAAAATTGTGACAGTATAACGGCACCTATAATGCTCGACATTATAGGTGTGTCACAACTTCATCTATACTTCTACGGGGAAATTGTCAATTTCCAATCAAAGGAGGCTCCAGATTGGGGCTGCTTTTCACTAAAAAACATCGTTGACCAGATTAATGCCAATCCTGATTCCGATGAGATAATCGGGCATATTCATTCAGTTGGCGGTGATGTTGTGGAGGCGTTTGCAATACACGATTATCTTCTCGGTACCGGCAAAAAGTTAACGATGATCGTTGACGGCCTTTGTGCGTCCGCAGCTACACTTATTTTCCTTACTGGATCTGTTCGGAAGATGGCGAAGAATGCCGAATTCATGATTCATAACCCTTGGGGTGGTGTTTGTGGTGAAGGCGATGAAATTATCAGGTATGGTGAATCTGTGAAGAAAAGTGAAGAGAAACTGCTGGCTAAATACCTGGAGTTCGTAGGTACTGATAAAGAAGAGCAGATACGTGCCTATATGGACGAAGCTACTTATATCGAGCCTGCCGAAGCTCTTGAACTTGGCTTCGCTACCGAAATACTTGAGCCTGTATTTGCTAAGGCTGTACTCCCATCGTTTACTAAAACCCATAATAAAATGTCAAAAACCCTTATTCAAAATGCAAAGAGCCTGTTGAAGGATATCAAGGCTTTTGTGTCTGGTTCAGTCAAAGCGCTTGATGTGACTTTGGAATCAGGAGAAACTTTAACCATTGAGACCGGTGACTCCGAAGAGCCTGAAGTCGGTGACGCTGTAATGCTGGATGGAGATACTGCACCAGATGGTGAGTATACTCTTTCTGATGGCCGGACCATCGTTGTAGCGGATGGTGTGATCAGTGAGATCAAACCAGCGGAAGAAGATGATGATGATCCAGAGGAAACCATTGAAAATCTTCAGGCCGAAAATACCCGCCTTCAGGCTCGGGTTGATGAGATGGAGGCTAACGAGACCGAGATGACCACTGTGTTTAATTCGCTTAAAAAGCAATTCGACACCATCAAAAACACCCGGTCATCATACAAACCAAAGTCAGGTAAACCGCCGATTTCAGCTTCAAGTAAAGAAAAAACAGGCGAAGGCCGTTTCGCTAAGTTCAAAAAATCGGCAAAAAAGGATTAACCATTTAACTATAGGAGACTAAGAAATGTCATTATTTAACGCCGCGCAACTAACTTTTAACGGTAAGGAAGTGCGCGAATTTGCCGAAACCGTTCTCGAGAATGCATTTTCCAAACCTGCATTAGAGGAGTTTCATACGGTAGAGGAGGATATCGTCGCTAAGCAGCAGATTGCTATCCTCGGTCGTTTATCAAAGATATCCAGAACCGACCCAGGCTGCGGTGACGGTAAGTCATCAAAGACAATTCCGATGTCGGAAAAGTTCTGGGATCCGGCACCTATTAAAGCGTGGATCAGCTTCTGTCATACAGAGGTTGAAGCCATGTTCCCGGTATGGAAGAAAAAGAAAGGCGATGAGATATCGGACATGACCGATACTGAAATCGTGGATCTCTTCCTGGTTGAGATATTTACCGATGCACTGTACGAAGATATGCTTCGTATTGCCTGGTTAGGTGATACCGATGCTGAGAATGTTACCGATGGCGGTAAAATTCTGGATGGTGTGGCCATTGCCGATTACACTCAGATTGATGGTTTTATCAAGCAGTTGATTGCTATTGCTACTAACGATACCAGCCGCCGGGTAACAATCAGTGAAAATGCTACAGCTTCGTATGCTTTGCAGGATACCCTTGCAGCCGATACCGCATACAAGGTATTTAACAAGTTCGTTAATACCGCTGATTACAGGCTTCAGGGAGATGAAGGGAAATTGATTATTGCTACACAGTCGCTGGTGAACAACTATGCTGATTACCTGGAAAGCAAAAGTATCGATGCATCTTTCATCCGGATTGAGCAAGGCTTCTCCGTGTTGAAGTATCGGAATACCATCATCATAGGCTTCAACCTACTTGATCGTTATATCCGTGCTGACTTCAAGAATGGCACTAAATATACGTTAGGGCCTCACTTCGCCGTGTACACCACGCCTGAGCAGCTGCGTATCGGTTTGGATGCTAAATCATCAATTGATGACTTCAGCATCTGGTATAACATCGATGAGGAAGAAAATAACCTGCGTGGAAAGTATAAGCTGGATGCAAAGGTTATCCTCAATTACATGGTTCAGGTAGCATTTTAGTTGAAAGGAGACCTGGATATGTTATGCGGAAAAATTAATCAAAATATGACAGTGGATTGCGATAATCCACTGGTAGCTGGTGTGAAGGACCGGATGGTTGTTATTGCTTTTGAGGATTGGCAAAAAGCAACCATTACACGTGATGTGAGCAATCCTCTGTTGATTACCAATATCGCATTAGCTGCTGATACAACCGGTTATGTGTACGAAGGTATTAACGGTTCGCACGAGCCGGAAGATAATAGTACACAGCCGGAGATGGGTTTACCTGTGTATATACACAAAGTAACCTTTCGTGTTTTCTCAGCTTCAGCAGCTGCTAAGCAACAAGTTGAAAAGCTTGTGCGTGGCCGCGTTGTGATCATCACGGAGAACAACATGAAAGGTGCTGACGGAGAACAGGCATTTGAGGTTCGTGGCGCTGAGGTTGGCATGAAGTCTACTGTTACCCGTGCCCGTAAGGATGCAGCCACACAGGGGGCTTTTGTATTGACCACACAGACACTGGAGACTGAGGGTGAGCCTCATCTGCCAGCAACTCTTTTTGCAGAGACATACAGCGCTACGAAGACAATCTTTGATAGTCTGTATGAGACTGAGCCTGATGATGACGGTGAGGGAGGAGATGAAGGAGGAGGTGGAGGCGCATAGATGATGTCTCCTGAAGAAATATTTAATGGCATCCTGGAACTCCAGTCCAGGTATGCCGAATTAGGCCGGAGGGAGCCGCAAACCGTTGAGCAGCTCAGGAAATTGCACCTGGCTGCCTTCGGTGAGCGGTTGGAGAAATCCTGTGGGAACTGCATCACTAAGGCCTATTTTAAAATCAGTCGTTTAACCCTTCAAAATTTAATTGACATGTCAGAAAAACAGTTTAAACTTAAAAAGGATGCCCTGTTGAGTTACAAAGGGGATCACTACACCAACGCCAACCTTACCGATAAGGTTGCAGCTGAAGTGTTAGAAAAGTATCCTAAGATGGCTAAAATGTTTGAGAGTACACCGGCCGGCTTTGAGCCTGGTAAGAAGTCTACTCCTGCAAAGCCAGCTGGAGAAAAATCTACCGGTGGTAAGAAGTCTACTCCTGCAAAGCCAGCTGGAGATGAGCCAAAAAGCGGTACTGAAGGTAAAGGAAGTGGCGAACCTGGAACCGAAAAAAAATAACCTACTATGCGTGCTAACGTTACCGAAATAGAGCAGGTTATAGAGATTAAGGAGGATACCAAGTACGGTATCCTCACTTATGATAAAGACAACCTGTATCCTCAGCGGATCCTGGCTGATACCAGCCGCTCAGGTACTGCCATGGGTTGCATCCGTCAGCACGCAAAATTTATCACCGGTGCCGGTTTTGAGGACCTGAAATTCTGGAAAGCAAAGGTCAACCGTAAAGGATTACGCCTGGATCAGTTGCTTCGGGCTTTATCTATGCAGTATGCACGGTTTTACGGCTATGCCGTTCAATTTAACTATAATGCCTTATACCAGATCGATGAAATTAATATCGTTCCCTTTGAACATTGCCGGTTAGCTATTCCAGATGATACCGGCTTTATCGGGAAGATTGCTGTTTACGACAATTGGGACCGTAGCAAAGGAAGGGTAAAGCCGGAGGATATCGATTTTATTAATGTTTTCAATCCAAAACCAGAAGCTATACAGGCTCAGGTGGATGTCGCTGGAGGTTGGGATCACTACAAAGGCCAGATTATTTATTATACCGGCTTAGATGATTCTATCCTTTATCCTGTTCCCAATTATGATGCTGTTTTACACGATATCCGTACCGATGGAGCGCTTCAGGTATTGAGAAATACCAACGTAGAAAGCAACTTCATGATTGATGCTATACTTACCACTTACGGCAAGTTTGAAAAGGATACCGATCGTCAGGAATTCAATAAGGGTATCGAGAAATTTCAGGGCCCAAGGGCGAAGCGGATCCTGCATGTTGAAGTCGATGAGGCTGAAGGAGAAAAAGCCCCTACTCTGGAAACCTTTGAAGCTCCGGACCGTGATAAAATCTTTGAAGTGACTGAAAAATCGGTCCGGAAAAGCATAATTACATCCTTCATGCAGCCTCAAATCCTGCATAATGGCGAAGTAGCAGACAAAATAGGTGCTAACGATGAATTGGATAACGCCTATAAGTTCTATAACAGTGTCACTAACGATGATCGTCAGCTGTTTGAGGAGCTATTCATGGAGATAATTCCACTTTACAAAGATATAATTAACCCTACCGGCAATTATGCCATTAAAAAACTTGTATTCGGAGCATAATGGACAAGTTAATAACTATAGAGGACTTTGAAGGCTATCGTAATATTACCAGGAACCTGAATGATATTACGAAGCTGGATCCACACATACGTGAAGCTCAAGACTTCGACCTGAAGCCGGTCATTGGCGCCGGACTTTTGTATGATTTTTTGACTAAAGTAAATGAATACCGTGGAGCTCTTGCTGCTGATCCAGAATATGTTGCTACTGCTGATCAGCAGAAGTACTTGGATCTGCTTTACGGAAAAGATTACCAGCAGGACGGGTACACTATTCACTTTGAGGGGTGCCGGGCGTTCCTGGTTTATGCTTCGTACGCACGTTATCTGCCTGAGGCCAATTTAGCCAGCACTGAATACGGACTCCGATATAAAAAGGATGAGTATTCTGAGAATATTGATAAGGCATCAAGGGCGGAGCTGGTGGCTAAGGCAAAAGAGGGCGCCCGGGTATATGAGTCCGATATGATCGACTTTCTAAATGCGAACCTTGACAGTTATCCGCTTTTCCGTAGCAGCTGTAAGTGTGTTCATAAGAAGGACTATTCAGCCGTAAAAGGTAATGTCCGTATTAATGCGATAGGGAGGTAATAATGGCAGATAAGAAAATATCGCAGGTAACCCGAAAGGCGCCGCTCGGCACCGACATCTTTATTGTGGCCCGGGTTCCCGGTGGAGGCGGTACCGCCGAGAACTTAACGTTCACAATAAACGATCTTATCGCACTCATACCTGGTTTAAATTTTAACCCGGCCGATTATATACCGGTTACCCAAAAGGGAGCGGCTAATGGTGTGGCCACACTGGACGCAAACGGAAAGGTGCCGGCCGAGCAATTGGAGGTTGTCGGAGCCTTTATTCCTAAAGGTGGCTATGATGCTTTAAACAATATTCCTAACCTTCCGGATCCTGACGAAAGTAACAACGGCTGGACATATATCATTACGGTTGAAGGCCAAGTACCACCAGAATTATCAGGCAATGATGATGAGATTGATCTTGCAGTTGGTGATTACCTGGTTAGTAATGGTACAACCTGGTTTAAGGTACCGCAGGAGTTGAAAACTACCCTTGATAATGTATTGGCCACTGGCGATACTTCTAACCGTCGTATGACTGTTGGAGGTATAACTGTCAATAACGGCGATGTACAGCTGAATGGTGTTCAACCATCGGTACCGACTGATTATATACTGGCCATCAAACCGGATGGCACTGTTGTAAAGGTTAGTACTTCAGACATAGGCGGATCTGGTGGCGGAACTGTTACGCCCGGGGTTGTGGAACCCGGTACCGCTGTATTTAATACGGATGATGAACCATGGACTGTTACGGTAGACCTATGGATATGGCGGGATGAAAGTGGTAATATAATTGCTCCGGAGGATCCTGCAACATTGGATGTTACTCCGGGCGATGAAGATTATCCACGAATTGACATCTTACAAGGTAATAGTGACGGTGTTTATTCCTGGAAAGAAGGTGAAGCCACGGAAGCTGCGGATGAGCCTGATCCTGATGAGGGATATATTAAGCTACGCAGCTTTATTGTTACGAGTTCCGGAGCATCAGGCCAGCCGGTACCGGTTGGTAATTTTGCGAAGCTGAATGAGCCGAATACATTTTCGGCTTTAAATAAGTTTCTTAACCGGGTCGCTGTAGGTAATAAGAGTGATGTTGAAGAACGAATCAACCGGGCATTTCAATTACTTGGCACCGATGCTGTACTCCGTGTAGGCCGGTTCACTGATACGCCGGCTATAGCAGCTCCGAGTGTTGAGCTGATAAGCTACACTCTTGACGGAACAGTACAGCGATTTTTCTGGGACTTCTTTATAGACGGCGATAATAATTTCTGTGTAAGGAACAGGCTTTATGGTGGCGTAGCCGATGACTTTATCGCATTCTTTGTGGATGGTGAAGGTAATGTAACATTTTCGGGTAAGGCCAAAGGCCAGGAAGCAGAAGAGCCTGATGAGTTTGTAACAAAGTCTCAACTGGATGCTAAGCCATCTGATTTTGAAAGTATAGAAGGAGATGCCCGGGATAATGCAAGTATAGCTGGTTACCTCGATGCAAAAGCAGATTTAGTTGATGGACTAATACCCGCCTCGCAGCTACCTGGGTTTGTTGATGATGTTTTAGAAGGCACTTATGTAGATTCCACAACATTTAATGATTCTGATGGCAATCCTTATACCCCAGAAACGGGAAAGATTTATGTAGACACAGATACCAATATTACCTATAGATGGAGTGGAAGTGCCTATATAAGTATAGGCAGTGATTTAGCTTTAGGTGAAACTTCTTCTACAGCCTATCGGGGTGATAGAGGTAAAATAGCTTATGACCATAGCCAGACAACTGGCAATCCACATGGCACAACTATAGCCGATATAAGCGGGTTACAATCTGCCATAGACGCTAAATTAACCGGCACGCTGGCCGCAGATGCAGACTTACAAACGCAAACCACTCCTTCTGAAGATAATAAGTTTGTTAGCCGTCGTGGCCTTATCTACTTCTGGAACTGGCTGAAAACACAAACTGTCAACATCGCAGCATCGTGGAGCTTTACAAAGGGTTTATTCGGCACTGCAACGGCAAAAAACAGCCATGTAACTGTAGCGGCCAATACCTCTACTAATGCACAAATAAACCTTGCACCGTCATCTACAGATTATACTGGTACTGAAAGCGGTGCTGTGTGGAATAACGCTGGTGAATTGAAGTTCTACGATGGGACAAATGTAAATGCTCTGGTTAAAGCTCTGTCAAATGCTTTATTGTCTGGTTCTACAAATCGCTCACTAAGCGTTAACCAATACGGGGATATTTCGGCGAATGATGAAGAGATTGAAGGCTTCGTGATGGATACCGATGTGATAGATGCCATAACCGGAGCTACTTATACCAGTGACCGGGCTACCATTACACCCGATGATGATAAGGTAATGTACCTCGGACAAATGTATGATGACGGTACCTATACCTATCTAGCCATAGATGATAACGAAGTAAGGAGGTGGTAAAATGAGCAGGATATATCTTTCAAAACGGGCAAAAGATTTCATTGATGCAGCAGATGACAATGGTAATATCAGAAATGATAGGGCCAGTCTGCTGTACATCAATGCTATTGATAACGCTTGTAAGATAACTGGATTAACAACAGGAGCAGTTTATCCTTTTGCTGGAAGCGACTCTAATAGTAGAGCTATTAATTTTTTGAATCCAGCAGAATATAGTATAGAATGGCATGGAACAGTAAATCATAGTGCTCTTGGTATTCAGTCAGATGGAAGTACAGGATATGGGAATACTAATTTTATTCCTAATAATTTTGGAGATAATATTTATTTGGGTGTATATGTTACAGCTCAAAATAATACTCAATCTACTATTAGATATATAGGAACATCAAATGATGCATCTGGTGCAGGTGGAGCTTATATGAATGGTACTTTATCAATAAGAACAGGTAGAGCTAATTCCAGTCAGACTATGAGTTTAAGTACAACAATACGTACTGGATATTCTTCCATATTTAGAGTATCAGGAACAACTTATTATAGCTTAAATAATCAGATAGGATCAACTAATACTGCTGTAGTCAAAAGTACTTATCCTATAACCATCTTGGCAGTTAATTCTGGATCTTCTGGTATTCAGATTATGGGAATGGATACTGTTGGTTTTGCTATGATTGGATATGATATTACTGTTAATCAGAACTTGTATTTCCAACATCTAATCACAGCTGCTCAGCGGGCATATAGGGGAGTATAATGGCAGTACTTACATTCAATAATAAGAGGTTAAGGTTTTTCGATAAAGATGCTATCAACTTTATTGACGCTGCCGGACTGGATAATGATGCTAACATAAACGGAGAAGGCAATTATACTGGTAAAGAAGCAAGGTTATATGTGGATTATATGGTTAAGACTTTAAAAGCCTGTGGAGCTTGGGACGGCATAAAAGCGATACACCCATTTATGGGAGGAACTGATATTACCTGTATGTACAACCTTAAAGATCCGCGTGATGCAGATGATGCTTTTAGAATTGTATGGAAAGGAACAATGAACTTTAATTCGATTGGTATACAAAGTGACGGAACTACTGGATATGGTATAATTTATTATAATCCTTCAATAGAAGATGATGATGATTCATGGTTAGCTGTTAGTACATATTCAGATGATGCTCCAATTTCTGGTGTTACTCCAATTGAAATAGGAACTAATGATACTGGTATTATTAAAGCTATATCAACCAGAATAAATGCCGGTAATTATGATGGAAGATGTAATACCACTGCTATTACTTCTGTTGGTGTACCTAATGGGATTGGACTTCATATTCAATATAGTAAATCAAACGGAACACAGCAATTTGCTCGTAAGAATGGGATTTTATTAGGTTCAAATACTTCTACCTTATCTAAGCCAAATAATAATTTTGTAATTTGTGGAAGGAATGATTCGCCTCTTGCAAGCCCGCCTGTAGCTGCAAATATAACACGTAGGATTATTAATATAGCTATCATAGGCTCATCAGCCTTGAGTGACCAACAAGCTATTTATCTATCTCATCATATAAGAGCAGCACAAGCAATTTTAAACAGAAAATAACTATGGAAGACAAGAGAAAACCAACAGCCTGGGAAGATTTGCAATTCAAAGCAAAGGATTTGATACTATTCTGTAGTTACCTGACCGCTGGGGTGATGTTTATCACAAAAATAACTTCGGCTATAGAGCGTCAGGGGGATAAAATAACCGATGTTCAGGCTCAAATTATCGAACTAAAAAACGATGGCAAAGGCAGCACAAAAGATACACAGATATTTATGCAGTCGTTGCAAAATCAAATCAATGCCACGTCAACGCAGGTTAGATTACTTGACCAACGTGTAACCACATTGGAGAATAAAAAATAAAGTTATGGCAAATTTCAGTACAGCATTTCAGCTAACAATGGGAAATGAAGGCGGTTATGCCAATAATCCCGCAGACCGTGGCGGCGAAACCTATAAGGGTATTGCCCGTAACTTCTGGCCGTCATGGAAAGGGTGGCCCATTGTTGACCAGGTAAAGAATGCCAAGCCGGCAAGTCTGGATAAAGCATTAGCATCGCGAACGGATTTACAAAACCTGGTTCAGGACTTTTACAAAGTACATTTCTGGGATATTAACAAATTGGATAGTATTTCGGAGCAGGATATAGCCAATGAGTTATTTGATACCGGTGTAAACATGGGAACTTCTGTAGCGGCCAAATTCTTACAGGAAGCCCTTAACTACTCCAATAAAAATCAGACATCATATCCTGATTTAATTGTAGATGGAGATATAGGGCCAAAAACATTAGCCACCTATCAAAAGCAGCCGAACAAAAAACAGTTGCTAAAACTGCTCAACATATTACAGGGTGAGCGATACTTAAATATTATTCGTAATTCACCATCACAGGAAGTGTTTCTGTCTTCCTGGTTTAGTCGTGTTGCTATATGAAAAGATTAATAAACTGGATTCGCCCATCATTTGAGGATAATGATGGCAAAGCAAGTTACCGGCGTATTACCGCTTTTGTGTTCGTGTGCCTGATTTGCTATATGGTAATTTGGAACCGTATACAAACAGAAATACATCTAAAGGCTTTTTTTGCGCTGCTTATCACATTATTATTGCTCATAGGTATTGTTACCGTTCAAAATATCCTGACGTTTTTTCACCGGGATAAAGAGCCATCAGATGACGGCATAAAATCAGGTGACCAGGTGACCATAAAAAAAGAAGAATGAGATCGTTAATTATCGTTTTCCTGATATCGGGAATATGTTCCTGCGGCACCCGCAAAGCCGCCACAACTAAAGTTTTGCAGGCGGTTGAGCTAAAGTCGGAGACAGAGGTTAAAACCGATAGTGAGGTTGAGGTTAAGGTTGAGACTGAGGATAAGACCCAGGTTGAGGTTAAGGTTGAGCAGCGTGACACCTTTACCACGGTAGAGGAAGAATTTGACCGGGAAACCGGCAGCCTTATCAAGCGAACTACCACTACAGGCACAAAAAGCAAGTCGGATAACAGCAAAATTAGCGGCTCTAAGACCGTTAAAAAAGATAACAGTGCCAAGGTTAAGGTTGAGGCTAAGATTAAGGTGGACAGCGCAGGTAAAAATCTGAATAAAAATAAGCAGGTTGAGGCGGACAAGACGGTTGTTTCCAATGCAGGCGGCAGGGTGATTCTGCTGGTTATTGTTGTAATTTTCGTTGTAGCATTAGTGTTTAAGAGATAAAGCTACCAGTTACAGGCAAGCTACCACCATCAGCGATAGCCAGCACTGTAATTATTTGAAAATAAATTGAGGGAAAATTATTTAACGGGAGTAAGTATGATTTCTATTTCACATTTCAATGCGGCAGAAATTCTAATTAAGGTATTGATGTTGAAATTTGCTTTCCCAGCTTCTATATCAGAGATAGTTGCAACTCTTAATCCAGCTTCTTCAGCTAATTGCGCCTGGCTCATTTGTCTAAATAAACGCAACTGCTTTATCATTTTACCGTAGGCTTCTAAATGGTCTGACGTTATCATTATATTTGCAGCGATTAATTTGAAAGAATTAGTTACTTTGAAAAGGCAGGGAGATTACCCTGCCTTATTTTTTAACCTTCAACTTCTTCTTCCTGCTCAACTTCTTCAATGTGTGCAGTTACTGCATCAATGGTAAGTTGTCCGTACTTGTCAATATCTTCCAAATGTTCATCAACCTGTCCTTCAAATTCGTCATAATATCTTTCAGCGCATTCAACTAAGTAAGCCTTAGCTTCTTCTTCGCTGTCAAATACTTGCTCACTTGTAAATGAGCCATTACCATTTTTTTTGATGTTCATTCCAAAGCGGCTTAAAGAATTGTACTGGTAAGCAGTTGGAGCAGTTGCGGTGATTTTGAATTGTGTTGTCATTTTGATTAATTTTTGATTGTTATTAATTACTTTGATAACACAAATATACGTTACAGCGTAATACAATCTAAATTTATTTTTACGTTTTACCGTAAAAGTTATCCACATTTATAACCCCTCAATTTCAAAGAACTTTTTTAATCACCCGCCAGCCTGTAACACTGCATTGGCGAATATTGCCGTGAAGTGCTACTATCAGCAGACGAATAAATATTCAACATTTCTATTTCAAACCGGCTGACGTGGTATTAATTTAATTTATCTGTTAATTATCGTTTTGTACTGTTTATTTCTGCGTTGCTTAACCCCGGTCGATTGCAAAGCCCGAAAACGTTTATGCAAGGGCGCCGCGGTTGTCCAGGATAAGGTTTGGAAGATTTAAAACTTTCTCCCTTTCGTATACTCTGTGTTTTGGGTGTCAACGCCCAGACCTCGCATATAAATCATTGTTGTTGCTAAGTCCCGGTGCCGGAATAGCTTCATGATCTTGTACAGGTCTTCCCCATCTTCGCCGAGGTGTACAGCCCTGGTGTGTTTGTACCGGTATATCCCGTGTTCTTCATCCGGAATACCTAATCGTTTCTTATAAGGTCGAAAATGACGTGCAAAATAATCCTGGCCGATTTGGTACGGGGCGCCGATCACAAAATCCTTTTTAGCAACAAAGCGCTGATTCTTTGTTTTTCCGAAAATATAATAATCGGCCGGAAGTTGATCGATCTTCAACTCATACAACAGCTCCAAGAAGTCTGGGTAAATCGGGATGTATTCGGTTGTCCGGTTCTTTGCTGTTCCGGATTCGATTTTTAACGTCCTGATTTTGAAATTAAAATCACCGGCCCTCAGATAATTAGCTTCAGCTTCATTTCGGAGCGCTCCATAATATATAAAGCTGCAGAAGATATAGAGCAGGTCTTCGCCGTCTTCCAGCATCCATTCTTTCAGTTTTTTGAACTGCCAGTCGTTCCAGGCTTGGTTGCCTGGTGATAATGTAGGTTGCCGCTTCAGACTTACCGTAGGAACCTTTTCGATGACCTCATCGTAATTCTCGTGATAATAATTAAAAAAGGTGGTAATGTCGTTAAGGTAGTTGTTGTAGGTTTTCCCCTTCCACTCCTTTTTTAATTTATATTCCTGAAGAAAAGAAGTAACAACAGCCTTTTTCACTTCATTCATCTGAAGCCCGGAAAAGCCGTTTGTTTCAAGCCACTTTTTGAAAAGATTCAGCTCGGTTTCGTATTTACGATAAGTATTAGGCCTGATGCTTCCTTTTATTTCTTTTAAGTAATTATCAATAAGGGTAACAACGCGATTGTCCTGCTGATGGTCGAATACATTGTATTCTTCAAAGGGATTCCAGCCTTCCTTTAGCAGCTCTTCTATCACGGCCTTCAGAGCAAGAGCATGCTGCCGGCGTTCTGTTTTGGTATTGTACTGAGCAAAGCCATAACTATAACGGCCAGCCCGGACCATTTGACCGGTAATAGGGTGTTGATAGTTTAACCAGACAAACCAATCTTTTGTAAGATCACCGCCTGGAGGTTCGTAAATAAAGGGGCCTTCCCATTTTGGTTTCACTGGGAGTAATTTTTCTAAACTCGTGTCAGCTGCTGTGTCAGCCAGCATTTTCATGCGACTGACAATCAGTTGTTTAAAAGTGGAGCCGGAGGGATTCGAACCCTCGTCCAA